AACAGCGATTCAACAAAGAGATTCACAAATTGCAGCGGCAAAAAGAAACAGAGAAATTTTAGAGGGGATATTAAAATTTTTACAAGCCCCACTTTATTTAATGTTAAAATCAATCGATGCTATTGCAAATGTAATTCCAGGCGTGACTTCAAATTTAGCTGAAGGTTTAGTTGATTTAGCTGCGAGTTTTATTGTTGATCCCGAAGAAGTACAAAAGAATTTAGATGATAACATTAGTAAACAGCAAGACGCTATTAGACAGATGGAAAGCGATTACGCTGGATATCAAGTTAGTTTGCGTGAAATGGATAAGGTTACGACTACTAAAAAAGCAGAAGAAACCGTTAAACGTGCAGAAGAAGAAATTACATTTATTAAATCAAAAGATGCTACACAATTAAAATCGTCTATTGATAATACTAAATTAATTATTGATACACAAGCGCAGTTAAGAATGCAAGCGATTGCATTGGAAATTGCAATGGAACAAGAAAAACGACAAAAGATTTATGAAGGTGAAAAAGCATTACAAGCTGCAAAATATGAAATCTATAAAGCCACTATTGATGGGTTAATTGGTTTAAATAATTTATTAACCAGTACAGGAATAATAAACGCGGAGCAATCATTTAAAGTAGGTAAAGCGTTATCATTAGCACAAGCCACAGTTAGCGCAATAGAAGCTACACAAAATGCATTTAAAACCGCTCAAGCATCTGCAATAACAACTGTATTCCCTGCATATCCATTTATTATGGCAGGAAGCGCAGCGGCAGTAGGCGCGGCAAACATCGCAAAAATAGCAGCAACTAAATTTAATGCCAATGGTTCGAGTGGCGGTGGTGGTAATCTTAAACCATCGGGTGGAATGGGTGCAGGTGGTATGGGTGGAAGTTCAACAAATGCACCAGCATTAGACCTTTCTTTTATCAATAACCAAACAAATCAACCACAACCGCTACAAACATACGTACTCGCTACCAACGTAAGTAGCGCACAAGAGGCACAACAAAAAATAAAAGACCAATCTAAAATAATAAAATAATGAGCGAAGTAAAAGTAGTTGAATACACCATTGACGACAGCGGTTATCTTGGTGTAAATTGTATTTCATTAGTGGATCAACCTGCCATCGAAATAGATTTTGTTGCGTTGAAATCTGCACCAAAGAAAATCACACAAGCTGCCATTGATGAAGGCGATAGACAAATGCTTTATGGTGCGGTTATGTTACCAGAGCAACTAATATACCGAGTTGATGGAATGGGTGGAGAATACTACGCTAAATACAGCGCGGAAACTATCTCTAAAATATCGCAAGAATATCTAAAAAGAAACATGCATCACAATTCAAATTTACAGCATGAAATCCCCATTACAGGATGTACCGTTGTAGAGTCATGGATTAAAGAAGGCGAACACGATAAGAGTCAAAATTTCGGTTTTAATTTTCCCGATGGTACTTGGTGTATAGGCATGAAGATAGATAACGAAGAAGTGTGGAACGCAGTTAAACAAGGCGATGTGAAAGGGTTTTCATTGGAAGGATTCTTTACCGAGTTGAGTGACGAATATTTAGCTGAACAAGAAATAGAAAAAATAATGCGCGAGTTGACCAATGAGTTAAACGCTTAAAACATATCTCTCTATAAACAAAAAGTCCCCTCCGTTGAGGGGATTTTCTGTTAAAGGAAATTGAATCAAAACTACAACCTATAAAAACTAACGAAACAAAATTAGTGCATTTGCTACATATATACGAGAAATTAAATTAACAATGAATAAAGTAAATGAAATCGTGAGCAAGTACGCAGATCGTTTGAAGTCATTTGGCATTAAGCTAAGTGCCGAAGGCGAAATCGAAGCGGCTGCTCCTGTAAAGATGGCTGTTGCCATTTTAAAAGATGGAACTGAGGTTAGTTCACCCGATGAAATGATTGCCGTTGGTAGTCCGTTGTTCGTTATGGATGCAGAAGGAAATGAAATTCCTGCACCTGACGGAAAGCACGAAACTGCCGAAGGTAAATACATCGTTACCGTTGGTGGTGTTGTAACTGAAATCCTTGAACCCGAAATGGAATCAGAGGTTATCGAAGAAGAACAAGCCGCTGCATTCGATGGAGTTAGTAAAGAAGAATTCGAAGCTACCATTAGCGCATTGATTGAGCAGTTCGAAAGCCGTATCAATTCTTTGACTGCTGAAAAAACTGAATTGTCCGCACAGGTGGAGAAGTTGTCTAAACAACCAGCAACCAACAGCGTAAAGAAGTCAAGTGTAAGCGTTAACGCTGCACCGATCAACTTGGCTAAGATGGATTCTAAAAACAGAATCTTCGCAATTATAAACAAATACAAATAATTAAATAAAAAAGAAAAACAATGGCTGATTCATTATCCATTAACAGTTCAACCTACGCAGGTGAATTGGCGTTACCGTACATCAACGCAGCTATCTTGTCTGGAGACACTTTAGCAAAAGGATACGTTACTCTTAAAGAGGGTGTTAAATTTAAAGCTGTATTGAAGAAGTTGTCAAACAATGCTTCTTTGGTTCAAGCTGCATCTTGTGATTTCTCTCAAGCTGGAGATTTGCAATTGAACGAATCAATTTTGGAAGTGAAAGATTTGAAAGTGAATCTTGAACTTTGCAAAAACGAATTTGCTCGTGATTGGGAAGCTGCGCAAACAGGTCGCGGTTTTATTAATGATGTAGTTCCTGCTAACTTCCAAGATTTCTTGATTGGTTATGCAGCTGCAAAAGTTGCTGAGAACATTGAATTTACAATTTGGCAAGGTACTGATGGTGCTGGAACTTATCCTGCATTCGATGGTTTTGAAGAAATCATTGATGTGAATTCTACTTACTACCGTGCTGCATGGTCTGCGGGTACTGGAACCATGACTGTTGCAACAATTATCGAAAACTTAAACCAAGTAATCGACAATTTGCCAACTGCATTGATTGGTTCACCTGAAACTAAATTATACATGAATCGCCAGTCTGCGCAGTTCTATCGCCAAGCGGTAGCTGCCGAAGGTTACTTGCAACAATTCCAAGCATCTTCTGATTTCAACTTGCAATTCAATGGATATGACATTTATGTTTGTCCTGGTATCAGCAATGGAACTGTTATCGCTGCACAACCTACAAATATGTTCGTTGGTGTTGATGCTAATTCTGATTTCGCTGAAGTTAAAGTTGTAGATATGTCTTTAACTGATGCATCTGATAACGTACGCATGGCAATGAGATTCCGCGTAGGAACTCAGGTCGGTGTATTGGGCGATGTTGTTTATTGTTACAACGACTAATTAAATAACCACATATAAAAGGGGAGTGGTTAACGCTGCTCCCCATTTTATTAAATAAAAAAATAAAATTATGGCTTGTGAATTAACCGCAGGATTTGGACTCCAATGTAAAGATGGTATTGGTGGTATTAAATCAATTTATTTAGTTACGTTGGGTAATTTTAACGATGGTGGTGTTGTGTCTATTGATGGCAATAGTCAAGAAGTTGAAGGGTTGCCAACGTGCTCAGTATATGAATACAACCTTCCGAAACATACAGGAATGTTTACGGAGGAAGTTGCTTCTAACGTTGAGAATGGAACTATCTTTTATACTCAAACCGTCACCGCTACATTCCACAAATTGAGCGCACCAAGAAGAAAACAATTAGAATTAATTGCTAAAAATCGTTTGGTCGTTTTTGTTTTAGATAACAACAACAATATTTGGTTAGTTGGTAAAGTGGATGGCGCAGAAGTAACCGCAGCATCAACAGCTACTGGAGCTGCGAAGGGTGATCTAAACGGATATACACTTACTCTAACTGCCGAAGAAGCGAACAAGGCATATCGTTTGGAATCGTTCCAAGACATTCCTTTCGATAACTTTAACGGCATTAGCGTTATCGCACCAACAATTTAATCTTATTGCAGCGTGCATTACCTGCAATCAAATACTGCATCTCAAACTCTCCTCCTATCATTAAAGGAGGGGAGTTTACTTTTTTCAACAACCTACACCGATTATTTATTGGTGTTGCAAAATGAATTAACTTCGGAAACGTTATACGTTATTCCAACCATCATTAATGAAAACGAAAGGATTACGACTTTGGGTATTAGCACGAATGCTGATGATCCAACTAACGCATCGATTCTTATCGCTCATGGTGGTCGTTGGAGTTATATTGTTTACGGTCAAAATTCGGATAGTAACTTGGATCCTACTTCTGTTGATGTGGTCGGTGAAATTCAAAGAGGTTTTATCCAGTTCAGTTCGCTCATTAATTACTATGATCAACCCACGTTAACAATTCCATCTGATATCGAATACAACAATGCCTAATATAGTAGATGACATAAAGCAAAAGTTTGGAGCCACTCAATTAGAGTTATCCAAATATGTAAAAATTCAACCGATTGAGCGTGAAGATAGAAAGGGATTTGTAACGTTTGGAGAGGGCAATATGTTTCCTCAGTATCTTATTGAGTTATATAACGAAAGTCCCGTACATGGTAGCGTGGTAAATTCGATTTCGTTCATGATTGCAGGAAAGGAATTCATCGCTAACAATCCACAAGCTACTAATGAGATTAAGCGATTGAATTTAGATGGCATCTTGCATTCAACAGCGTTGGATTTAAAGTTACACGGTGGTTTTTATTGGGAAATTATATGGTCAATGGATAGAAAAACCATTGCACAAGTTAATCACTTGCCTTTTGAGAATTGTCGCTTAGCGTGTTCCGAT